AGTGGTGAAGGTTATATTATCAGCGGATTAACTTCAGATGAAATCGATTATGCCACTTTTGATACTTCTGGAAATACAAGTAGTGGATACCTGGGCGACATATATGAAGATGCGGTCGGTGATATAAAATTTGCTTTTTCACAATACAAGTTTATTAATTCAAAAGATTTAATTAACCGATTGGCTCAATTATGTTTATCTTATATCTATATCGGTGGGGATGGAAAATTTAAGATCAAGACGTTACGCCGGACCGGTGATTATTCTTCATCAGATCAAACAGTTAATTTTCGTGATATTACTTTAGATAAGATCGGGAAAACATCGCTTGGAAATATTAAAAATTCTATTGTTGTAAAATACAATCACGATTATGGGGCAAAACAAAATCTTTCAGAAGCAACCGCAACCGATTCAACTTCACAGGGAACGACAGTAAACGGCTATAACCAAACTACGAAACTTGAAATCGATGCGAATGAAGTATTGGATTCAACAACTGCAACGAAACTGGCAGAAGCATATTTGGAAGTAATGAAAGATAGAAAAAATACAGTTGATTTTAGTTGTATGAGTCCAAAATATAATCACTTGGAAATCGGGGACATAATAGATTTTAGTAATTGGGATGCGGGTTTAAAAATTTATGGCAGCGCAATGGCGGGTTATTTTATCGTTTCAGATATTACTAAACGGGTTAACGGCTGCTCAATTAAAGCAATAAAGGTATCATAATGGCAAATATGAATATTAGAACGCCACGATTTTATACGGATCAAATTTCGTATCTAATGTCCAGAGGTTTAGCACAAAATGGAAATTTTGATGTAAAAGCAACCGGTGGTTCTGGCACAAGCGCAAGTCGAGGAATACAAACGGGAACAGAAGCAGAATTATTTGACATGAATCCATTAAATAAGGTGGATTTTGACACTTCAGGTGATCCAGATAGCCAAGTTTTAATTACAATAGATACACAAAGCACATCAACCGTAAAATCTTTTGTAGCAATTTTAAATCATAATACAGATGCGGCAGATGCAAAAATAAGAATTAATGCAAGTAATACAGAATCTCACGTTACAACCGTTGATATGGGAAGTGCTACTTTATCTCCAAGTTGTACTAACGTGGTAAATGGGGCAGCATCAACCAATATCATTACACCAGGTGCTGACGGAAGCACAATAGTTACCTTTGCAGAGTCAGCATTGCGATATTGGGGAATCCAATTTGAAGGCGATGGCGGTAATGAATTTGGATCGACTGATTTATTTGTGGGAAGTATCTTAATTGGAGAATATTTTGATATGCCACACGCACCCGATTTGAATGTAACCCGGATGATTTCTTATAACAGAATGAACGATTTACAAGAATCAAACGGTGGACAACGATTCAGTAATTTAAAGACCTTTGGAAGAACTGCATCAAGTACATCCAAATCGCCGTTCACAACTGCTTCCAACGGATATGATTCTTATGGTGGACGAATTATTTATGATATGAACTTTAGTTTTTTAAGTGCGGCTAATATGATGCCAGACGAATATCGTACTATTTCAGCGGATGATAATTTTGTTTCCGATGTTTGGAATATGACTAACGGCAATCATCTTCCATTTATCTTTTCGATTGATTCTGGATCGGAAGGTGCGGATGCGGAGTCGGAACATATCTTTGCCAGATTCGCAAACAATTCTTTAGACATGGCACAAGTCGCCCCGGACTTATACAATATATCTTTAACCGTTGAAGAAGAATTTTAATGAATCAGAAATTCGGAAATCTATATGCGACACTTTTAGTCTTATTAATGATTGGTGCTTTGTCTGGTCAATCTGACACGCTAACATTTAAGGTCAAGGGTTTAGTTTGTAGTTTTTGCGCACACGGACTAAACAAAGGAATTGGTAAACTACCATTTACAGATGAACAGAGTATTTTTGTAGATATACAAAATCAAATAGTTAAAGTTGCAATCAATAAAAATTACAAAGTAGTTCCACATTTGAAACAAACTATTGAATTGATAAAAGAAACTGGATACGAAGTAGATAAAGTTTTTTTAAATGGAGTTGAATTAAATTGAATCAAAAATTTGGAAATTTATATGCTAAGTTTTTATTAGTATTTGGAATATGGACAGTATTTGCATTTGTAACTGGGATAGGATGGCAATGAAAAAGTGGCTATTGGCACTAATACTGATTAGTTCATGCGTTACACGACCAAAGATTATTTCAGATGGAGTAAAGATTGTTGATAATGAAGGTGAAAAGCATTTCTATGAAGAAGTTAGTATGAAAGGTACTAATTACTGTCTTGTCCATCAAATGAATGAGATTATTGAATACAAGGTTGGGGAGAAATGATATGGTTTTATACACATTGTGTGATTGCGATTGTGATTCTGATTGCGGATGCAAACGGAACACTTGAGCCTACTGTGAAAAGTTGGGAAAAGAAATTAGGAATACCAGTACCAGAGGTTCAGAATGTCGAAAGGGATTAGTGCTGACAGTCAGGTGCATATATCAATAGCTTTCTTAATAAAGGCTATGATTGGTATCTCGATGATGATAGCAGCATACTATCAGATACAGATGAAGTTTGCGAGTATGGATAGAAGTATGGGTGATATGCATGAAGAATTGGTTGTGTTAACTGCGAAGATGCACGATATAGAGAAACAGCACGTTGAAGAATTAGAGCATAATGCAGAAGTATTGGAAGAAGAAAATAGAAGCTTAATGCAGAAACTAGGATTAAAGAAACCGTGAGCGATGATAAGGGATTTTTCAGATGCTTATATTGGATAGTAATTTTATTAATAATGATGTTAGCCCTAGCAATATTTACAGACGTGAATGCAAAAGATATGAATTTGTACTTACAAGCAATGAGAATTAACAATGGATCATAAACAAAATAGGAGTATAAAATGGCTAAAAAAGAAAAAGAAAAGCCGGTACTTAAGATTGATGATAAAGAGTACGACATAGAAACGATGACTGACGAACAAAAAGCGATGGTAAATCACATAGCTGACCTTGATAAAAAGGTTGCTGGAAGCGAGTTTAATCTGGTTCAGCTAAGATTTGGTAGGCAAGCTTTTGTTGACGCATTAAAAATAAGCCTTACAAAGGAAGAAGAATAAAATGCCAAAAATTGGTAAAAAAAAGTTTCCTTATACTACAAAAGGAAAAGCAGCAGCAAAAAAATATGCTAAGAAAAAACGTAAAAAGTCTAAGAAGAAACGTAAAAAGTCTAAGTCTAGGTATTAATTCATGGACATTATTGAACTCGTTGAGAGACTTGGCGTTACCGGCGTACTCGTCTTTATGTGCGTTATGTTTGTATACAAATTTATCAATACAGATAAAAAAGTAGAAGCTATGCATAGACGTATGGACAATCTTAAGCAGCAAATTACTAACGCTATGGAAGAGACTAAAGATGAAATCTCAGAGTTGAATAGAGACTTACTAAGAAATTTCAGGAATGGCCCTAGATAGAAGATATAAAAAAATGAAGAAAACCCGACAAGGATCGGGTAGAGGAACTAAAAAGAAATATAAAACTTATCGTGGTCAAGGAGGCCGCAAAAGATGAACAAAGCCGAAGTTGATACTTACAGGACTGAAATGATCGATAGGCTTGCTAGGCTTGAAGAGAAACATGACTCCCATATGGATATAACAAAAGAAATTAGAGTTGATGTTAAATATCAGAATGGCAGAGTTAGAAGATTGGAGCAAAAACAGTCTTGGATTACAGGTACACTTGGTGCTGTTACGTTTGTTTTTAGTGGATTAATTGCATGGATTAAAGGAGAAATCTAAATGGAATGGATACAAAATCACTGGATGAGTATTGCTGGTACAGTGGGTGTTTTAGTTGGGGGTATGTATATACCTTTTGTGAGAGGAATGGCTATTAAAGGATTGAAAGCTATGATAAGTGAAGCTGTATTGAAAAAAGCAGCAATCACAATGGTCGAAGGCTTAGTTAAGTCTACGAAAAATAAATTAGATGATGCTTGGTTTGCTGAATTTAAAAAAAGCGTAGAAGATGCCTAGATTTGGAACAAAAAGTAGAATGCAGCTTCATACATGCTCTGATGATATAAAGTCTCTATTCAATGAGGTCATCAAGCATTTTGACTGCACAGTCATTGAGGGGCATCGTGGAAAAAAGAAGCAGAACGAAGCATATAATAAAGGCAATAGCAAAGTCAAGTTTCCAAATGGTAAACATAATTCGTCTCCGAGTGTGGCTGTGGATGTTGCGCCATATCCAATAGACTGGAGTGACCGTGATAGATTCCATTATTTTGCTGGATACGTTTTAGGCATCGCTAGTCAAATGGGCATAAATGTTAGATGGGGAGGAGATTGGGATCAAGATACCCAAACTAAAGATAATAAGTTTGACGACTTAGTACATTTCGAGATTAAACAATGAGGTTCTATGAAGAAATCCGCAATCGAAACTGTTGTAGTCTTTCCAGACATACATTTTCCATTACACGACGAGAAGGCTCTAAAATGCGCCTTAAGAGTATTGGAAACAGTGAAGCCAGATGGCTTCCTATGCTTGGGAGATTTAGTTGAAGGAGAGAGTGTTTCATTTTGGAAGTGGAAAAAGAAGAAGCGTCCACCGCTAGAATATCAGCTCCCAGAAATACAAAAAGAATTAAAAGAGATTAACGCAGGATTTGATAGAATAGATGAAGTATGCGACAAGGTAGGAGTAAAAAAGAAACTATTTGCACAGGGGAATCATGAAGTATGGTTTGATAACTTCGTTGAAGAGAACCCGTATCTACCGGAATACCTTAGTAAAAATGCTCTCAAGATCAAAGAGAGAGGTTATAAATGGTATCCTTATGGTAAAGAATTTAAAATACTTAATAGCAAACTATACGCTTATCATGGGGGGCACTGGGCAGGTATTAACCATGCAAAGGCTCATGTCCAGAATCTTGGCGCAAATATTATCTATGGTCATACTCATGATGCCATTAAAAGCGTTGTATCGCACCTTGACGGGCCTAAAATGGCACATTCGATGGGATGCTTGTGTGATATGAATAAAGGCTTTTTAAAGAACAGAAAAGTAAACTGGACTCATAATGTTGGCATTATAGATATATTTCCAGACAAGAACTTTAACCTTAATGTTCTTACCATAATAAATGGCAGGACAAGCCTAGGCGGTAAGATAATATAATGAGCGCTAAAAGATTAGAAGATGTTATTACAGATAGAAGATTTAAAACTAAAAAGCCAAAGAAAAAGAAAAGAAGAAAGCTTGAATCCTATAGCCGAAAGACTACAATAACCTATGCCTAAACAGTTTTATAGATTAAACGACTTTAGTGGTGGGCTTAATCTTGTAAGAGATGCTCGTGATATAGCTCCTAATGAGCTTACTCAAGCTAATAATCTTAGCCTTGGTGTCGCTGGTAGCATTCGCACCGCCAATGAATTAAATGGTACCGATGGAGCTATTACGCCAAGAGATGAACGCCCATATCCCGGTGGTGGATTATTTTATTTTGAAACAGATAAAGAAAGCGGATCAGCAGCTAAAGATATTGGAGAACGATGGACTGCTGTTTTGGATTCATATGGCGGCGCATTAAGATTAAAAGGAGAAGCAGCTGGTGACGTCAACCCAACAGATATGGGTAACGCTACAACAGTCCAATATGCAACTAATGAATTAAAATTTGAAAACCAATCTATTACAAGGGGAACAGCAGGCGGATCAATAAATTTTGCTGACCATTTTCAAGAAGGAGATGTTGCAATAATATCAGGCTGCACAGATATAACAGCTAATAATCTGATTGTAAGAATAGCAAAGATTCATAATGGTGGGGCTTCTATGTTGACTTCTACTACATTTACAACAGAAGCTTCTGAAGCTGGAACAGTTACATTTACCAAATATGCTAATGGTATATTTTTTGCTACAGATGATACAATAAGAGTTACCGATGGGGGTTTTGGAACAGGACTTCTACGGCAACAATATGGATATATAAAACAGGTACACTTTGAAGATGCTGGTGACGCTAGAGATAGTTATGATAATTGGTATGCAAATGATTGTGACTTACCACCGCCAAGCGATTTAGATTCAGATTCTACAGGCTATCCTAATGCTGGTAATGGATTTGACTTAAAAATTACTCACCCAGCTACAAGTTCTGATATTATTGGAACCTTTGCTGCTAAGACATATCAAATAGCAGGTACCTTTATTTACAAGGGCAATCAAGAATCTAAACTTTATATTCCATCGTCTAATAATACATTTACCACAGCTGCCAATGATTATATTGATATAGATGTCAACGCTAAAGCTCCTTATGATGAAAGAGCTATGGGAGCTAGAATTTATATGAGAGCTAATAAAACCAATGAACCTTGGTCTTTAATGATTGATATAGACTTGCGAGCTGGATGCAGAACTAGTATAGATGATGAATATAAAGCATGGGCAATTGGTAGTGACGCTACAGAAGCTGGTGTAGATGAACTTATTCTTACGTCTGAAAATTTTGAGACATATACAACTCTTAATGGCTTTGGGCCTGACGAACCCAGTATTACACTAGGAATACGAGGAGAAGGATTTAAAGATTGTGTTATAGCGAATAGAAGACTTTTTGTCTGTAATGTCCAGATGTTCGATGAATTAGATGATGGATTTACTGATGCTACATGCGATTATAACGATGACCCGACTATTACAATGGATAGTACGGCAAATTTAAGACAAGGGATGAGCGTTTCTGATGGAGGAACTAAGATACCGGGAGGTGCTTATGTTTCAAGTATAGCTAATGCAACTACTTTTGAACTATCTGCTTCTACTTTCGGTGGCTCTACAACAAACGGAACATTGACATTTGCTAATATAATGAGAAGGATGCGTGATAGAATCATGTATACTCCTCCCGGTAAATATGAAACATTTCCACGTAGCTTTTTTATTGATGTTGTAAAGGGAGATTCAGATGAATATACTGCATTGGCTACGTATGGTGACAGATTGTTTGCATTTAAAAGGCAAACATTATATATAATTAATATTGGCTCTCCATCTCCTAGTAACTGGTTCTTAGAAACCACTGAAAGATATAAAGGAGTTGCTTCAAAAGCAGCAGTATTTTCAGGACAAGATGGTATTTATTGGGCTAATAAATATGGGGCATTTTTCTTTAATGGAAGCAATATTGTTAATTTAATTAAAGGTAAAATACCTCAAGTAACTTGGATTGAAAAGATAGGTATATCTGATGCGCATCATTGTAGTGTTGCTTTTCATGGAAAAACAAATAATTTATATATATTAGCAAATAATCTATCTCTTAATGCTACTGCTGATAATGAAGGCGTATATGTTTATAATTTCGATAGTAGAGCTTGGACATGGCAAGATCAAGATGCTACAAGCCAAGGCGTAGATAAGATATTCTCTAATTTTATACCAGACGGAGAAGGAGGCATTGTTTTTAATATTGCCGGGTCTGGCTCCTATACTGGAACCACTGACCAAGCAGGTATATCAGAAGCTGCTAATGGAGACGCAGTTTCTGCTACAAAATGGATTATGAAAACTAAAGATATAGATTTTGGAAGCACATCAAGAATCAAAAAAGTATATGGTGTAAGAATTACATACAAATCAAGTGCTGCTCAAACTACTCCTATATCCTATGCAACTAATGGTGGTAGTTCATTTACTAATTTTACAGGCAATTTTATTAATACAAGCAACGCATGGGATGTATTAAATGCAACTCTAGCAGCCCCTGTTGAATGTCAGAGTATGCAAATAAAAATTACAAATCCTACAAGTACTGGAACAATTAACATTAATGATATATCTATTGAGTATAGAACAATTCGCAAGAGGGTCACATGAGCGATGTAGATGTACGACTAAGGCGTCTTGAGCAAACAAAGAAGCATCAAATAGTTGCTACCACACAGCAACCATCAATTGGTGAAATGAGCGATGGAGATGAAAGGATAGTTCTTGCCGGTGGTAACACATTAAGATTATACAGAAAAGAATTTAATAAGCTATGGTACATAGAATTTACAAGGACATAAAATGGCAAGTTTAGCAGACGTCAGATATGCTTTATTGAAAAGAAATCAACAAAGACAATTAATAGAATCAAGTCGTGTAGCTACACAACAGACCCAAAAGCGTAGCAGTAAAATGGGGCTTGGAAGGCTTATTGGTACTGTAGCAGGTGGACTAATTGGTCTAGCTCTTGGGCCAGTCTTTAAAGGGGCTTCATTACTTGCGACTGCTGCATTCGCAGGAATAGGATCAAGAGTTGGCTCTGAATGGGGACAGCAAACTACAAATATCACAGAAACAGACCCTAATAAACAAAAACTTTATAGGGATACAGCAGCAGATTTAAGGTCTGAACAATTTGAAGCTCAAAGAGATTTAAATAGAATGGCTAATGTAAGAGCATTAACTGATGCCTTTAGTGTATATACCATGGGATCAACGACTGGAGGGCAAGCAGTTATGAAAGGTGCTCAAGCAGGTGGTTTATCAGGCGCATGGATAGGTGGAAAAGAATATGCAAAAAGTAAAATAACATCATTATTTGGTACAAAAAATGAACTGCTACAGGGCACAGGATTACCTGCGCCAACAGAAATAGCAAAGATAGAAGGAGGATTGCCATGGCAAGATGAGCTAATGCAAACTCCTGCAGCATTGACACCTGCCGGTGTAGCTAAATCAACAGCAGGTATACCAGCAGGAATAGGCTATGATATCGGAGGAACTCCTTTAGCTGCAAGTATGCTTTCAAAAACAACAGCATTACCTCCCGGTGGAGTAAATCCTCTAACAAAATTTATGGGGCCGACTTCAACTATAACATCTCCTACTCAATTCCATGAACAATCTGGGCCTTTTAAACAATTACTTGGAGCACAATCTGGAGCTCAAGTCCCTTATAGCCCATTAACACCTGCTGCTTCTACTGGCGTAGGCATTAATCCCAATCAATTACCAACAGATATGTTAATGAGAAATACACCTATGCAGGGTAGCGGCGCTACAACTGTAGATCAAATATTTAATCAAGGTCGTGGAGTATCTGCGGCTACGACTCCAAGTCGAAGCACAATGTTACAAAGTGCTGTTAACCAAAGCTTGCCTGCGCAAACACAAAAATTTGCTGGAACACAAGCACAAAATAAAATTTTAGCTACAGCTATGGGTCTTGATCCTAATCAATCACTTATAGAACAAATGAAAAAACGTGGAATAGATGCTAGTATGGGTAATAGACAAGGAATGTGGAATCAATATTTATCTGGTAATATAATGAGCAGTACTGGAGCATTCCAAAATATGATGCCTCAATATGGGCCACCAGTACCACAAGGATTCACAAG